TCGCCTTCACAGCGCGAAGCTTTGCAATCGCTTGATTCCGATCCCGCTGCTCTGCTTGGCGCTCCTTTACAGACAAGATCTTCATTTGTTTCCCCCTGATTGCAGCAACCTTCTTCAGGACTTTCTTCACAGTAGGTTTGATCACCTTGAGGAGAATGTCTGCAAAAGGTTTAGCGAGCAGTGCAGATGTGGTAGCAACAACAGCAATACCCCCAGTGGTGATTACGGTCCCCGTTGGGGGTAATCCATTTATAGCTTGTTCAATGATAGGTACATCACGTACCTCACGAATACATTGATTGCCGACTAGTTTATATCCTGTGACTTCTTTCCTACCACCATCAAAGATGAAACCAACAGGTTCCTCTGATAATTGTTTCTGAGTAGGACATTCAATCTTTGGTGTGGTCTCTTTAGGAATATCTTTAGTTGGAGGAGTGGGTTGTGTTTCGTTCTTTGGTTGAGATCCTTTGAACTCTGGAATTGGTCTCTCACCAGTTATCTCCAACTCATCTTTATTAAAATCCATTGGATTAAAAGATGGTGTGCCTGCATCACAAAAAGTCTTTACGCCTTTAGGGTCGTCCTCAGAAAGAACACCACTTCTTTCACTAGTGGTGTTCTGTTCGTGAGCTTCTACACAACCAGGCATATTAACAATAGGCACACCAACCTCTTGTGTGATTGGTGGGGCAGCAAATATTGCAGAAGGATTAGTTGTCCACCCTGGTGGTTGATAGACTTGAATGTCGGGGATATTTACATTGTCAATGCCAATATCTTTAATAAGAATATCCATATTAAAAGAAACCTAGCAATCGTTAAATACCTGCCCGACTTGAGAACCCAATTCGGATCCTGCCTTCTGACCTAAGAGTAATGCCCAACCACCCGCTAACCAACCCACATAGGGGATGCTAGCAACCGCTGGGACAGCGAGACCAGCAGCTATGCTACTTCCTGCCATCGCACCTTGAGACCGTGCTCCAGCGTCCGCCGCTATACACTCGGCGCTTTGGGCACTCGACTTTCCCTCAGCGTCTGAGACGCTACCTCCGATATTACGGGTGCCGTCCATAGTGTACTGATCACGGCGATACTCAGTTCGCTGCTCAGATCCTCCGCCAAAGAATCCTTTCTTCTCTTTGTCTAGATCGAGAGATCTTTCAGACTCCAAGATCTTGGGATCATTAGCACGATACTCAACTTCATATCCATCCTTACCAGCTTTGATTCTGTAAGATGAATAGTCTCCTCTAGGAATATTGATGACGGGAACCTGAGGAACTTGTGGTTCCTCCTTCCTGTCAATCAAATAACCTAGAAGACCTAAGTGTGAGATGGCAAACAATGCGCCAGCAGTACTGACAATTATTTTAAAACCTGATGGTTTCTTTGTTGGTGTCGTGGTCGGTTCTGGATAATAATCGCCTGATTGTTCTTTGTTCTTGTTAAACATAATCAGAACGGGAGAGCGGGACCTGTTGCCTTAGGAAGCTCTGGTACAGCACTATCAACTAAACCAGGCAAAGCATCAGTAATAGTCTGTGAAACAGCTGCTGTGATCTTTGCTTTAACATCCTCCACGATGGCATCACGTTTTAAGTAAACGTAACTACCACCACCGATGATACTTGCAGTTCCTAAGAATGACAGAACTGCTAATACATTAATTACCTTTTGCATTTTCTTCCTCCTTTTTTCCAATAGGCGGGGCTTTCTTTGGAGTGCTACCATTTTTTGCTGGACTCAATCCGAACGCAGCTAAAGAACCAGAAAACACAGAGGCAATAAATGTTGGATCGAAATCCAAAATTTTCTGTCCATTAGGTAAACGAACGTAACTGAATGTGAGCAGTGAAGCTGACCAAATAAGAACAACTACTTTGACAAGATTGCCAAGCACTTCGCTCTTATCATCATCTTCTTCTTTTTCGACTTCTACTTTTTTAATCTGTTCTTGAGTCATTTGTGCTGTCCTCTTCGACGCGCTTTAGCATTTTCGCAAGATCAGCAGTACTGCCGACAAACATAGTATTGTTTACCGTTGCAGGACCTTTTTGGTCCTTGCCTTCTTTCACCTCTTTAGTATCCTTTTGGAGCTTCATTAACTTATCAGTTGTATCTCCAAGATTCTTAATCATCAACGCTGCCACTTCGTAAGCTCTGGGGTGATCAGATGATGCGGCAACGTCAAGAATACCATTAAGTGCTTCTTGACCTTTTTCTATTAAGTTGTATAGTTGACCACGAGTGTATTCATAATCTTTAGTGACATCTTCGTCTCTAGTCTTTTTTTCTTCTGGAACAACTTCAGACTGAACCACCTCAACTTCCTCATCGGGAAGATTAAAAACATCTTTCATATTATCGTCTAGTTTGCTCATAAGAATTCAAAACCTTCGTTGAAACCAAAGTTGTCATCAGGTTGCACCAGTACATCATCTGCAGCGGTGATCTGACCATCTCCGTCGTAGTCTTGTTTTGCTTTTGGTGTATATGTGAGACGGATATCTTTCCTTCTAGTAGTATCCTTCATATTACCAATCTCCATAATAGACTTCTTAATAACACTGATGTTAGTAAGAGGACCGTAGAGATATGTCTTAACGGTAAAGCTTAATCTGTATTCCAGATAACGACGTTGCTTGAAGTCACCATCATATTGATCAGTATAATCAACACTGTTGAGGACAACAGGAACGTCTCTAACTTCATCCATATCAGGAATCATCTTGATAGGGATATTGAAAGACGGTTGGAAATATGGGAGAATCTGTTCTAAAATACTCAGACCATCGTCTTGTGATTTTGCAAGAATGCCTAGTTCAAAACCGATATTATATGGGACAGGCATATACTGCTTCCTGACACCACCAGTTGCATCATCCGTATTTCTGTATACTTGAATCGGACTAGTCTTTCTCGTACCATCGTACGAATAACTAGTCATCTCAAAATACATTCTCGGAAGAGTCATTTGAACCTGCTTATCCAGGTTCGGAAGGTCTTCTAACCTAGCAAGAAACTTGTCCCTAGGACCATATGCCAAAGGAACTTTTTCTCTCACTACTTCATTTCCAGCTTCGTCTAAATCGCGCAGCTCGATATTATTGAAGATAGTACCGAACGCAATGACGGTGCGACGAATAGTGCCGTTATAAAAATACTGTAACATTAGAAGCTATCCTGGCGGTTGCCGATTTCTCCAAACGGATTTCTTTCAGAGAAGTCAATGACATCATCTGCCTTGAATTCAATGATTTGGTTATCGTCATACTGCACAGTTTCGATCTGAATAGTAGTGAACGATTGAATAGTACCGCTGCCGTTTGGACCTGTGATGACTTCGTTCTCTTGAAACGATCCCTTAGGATAGACAACGGTAAGCTTACCAGTGCCCGAGTCAAAGTCTACAACAGTACCAGAAGCACCACCTGCTGCTGTGAAGTCCTCACCTTCAGAGAAAGTACCAGTAACGTTAGTCAACGTGATTGGGAAGGTATAAGCTTCCCTCTCTAACTGATCAACAGCGGCATCGCCAGTATCAAAGATCGTGTTACCACGCTCCATAATCTCAGCGGTGATGGTGTAGAAATACACTTTCCCCAATTGGAAGAAAGGCATTTCTTTTTCAACGAATTTGATTTCATAATTATCACCTGTTAAGGGATAGTGAATGATATCTCCTTCGTTAGGACGATTCGGAAGTTGCGGATTAGCCGCGTCTACTTCAGACCACCTATTGACGGAAACTATAAAAGTTGCTTCGTCTGTGATGCGGAGACCGAACTTGGAAATGAGTTCAGCACCCATTCCACCGAATCCTTCTACATTTTGTAGAAGCATCTCCACTACATATATATCCTCAAAACGAGAAAGAACGATGTCATTCAAGACATCATCCTGAATCATCACTCTTGGAATGTACTTAACGTCACTTCCAAAGAGCTTAATCTGTTCATCTACAAGGTCTTGAACAAGACCCTGTTCTCCAGCTGTACCACCGTGTAAGGTAGGGAAATAAGGACTAGTAGGCATTACCCGATAAGATCAAGGGGCGGAAGGGCGTAAGTAGAAAGGATCTGCGATTCGATCTTTTCCAAATCACTCATCGCCTCAGTGTAAATTTTTTCACCATTAAGGGTGATGCCACCAGGCAACTGAACATTATTATATTTCGTCAGGTTTTGACCCCACTGCCTTTTAATCAAAGCAGTAAGGTACTTCTTCATAAATGGATCGTTGTAGATTTGAGTGTAGGTTGTAGGATCTAAAGCTCGCTCACACTCAATGATCAAGAACTCTCCTTCCTTAATATCTTCAGCTGCAGTGTCAAGATATAAACGGTCTTGTCTCTGATTAAATCTATACTGGATAAACGTGCCGTTATTCAGAACGAAATCGAGAGTCTCCAGATAACTCTTTGTCATATAATAGTTGAGAATATCAACTGCCCCAAAGTGATAGAGGTCATTAAGAAATATTTGATACTCAATCCCAAAAAGATTACCTCTAATACCACTAGACTTAATACCAAAAATGCGATTAATACCATATACGTGGTCAGGGATAGGGATGTAGTTATCCCTTTCCACCCAGTCGCTTCCTGAGATTGTGGTAGTTTGATTTTGGGATTTGAATCTAGTAACATCGGCTGCAGTAATTTCGTGTTTCAACAGCATCTTTTCTGTGCCGTTGTATGTCCACTCAGCAAACTTTTGTAAGGCATCATCCGTGAGATCGTCGATCTGTTCCTGCGCAACGTTAATCTGCAGAACAGGTTCGCCAAGCTGCCTTTTACAATATTCTTGTAGTTCAGTCCTAGTCGTCGGTGATGCCATCACACAAAAATACCCTTCCTAGTTATTTAGGAAGGGTAGTATTTATCAGTCTTCAGTTGTTTCGGTAAGAAGTTCACGTTCGGGAGCTTCAACTTCAGGTGCCTGTTGGTCTTGGAGAATGTTCAGACCCTCTACAGCACCTTGGAGTTTGAGATAACGCTCCTTAGCAGTTGCAAGCTTCTGTTCGTAATCAGCAATTTCTTTCATCAGGTCTTTTGCCTGAGTAGAGAAATTAAGAATGAGTTCTTCAGTAGTCATTGGGTTTCTTTATTACGTAAAAAAGAGGGGACCGAAGTCCCCCCTAGTATAGAGTATTTAGTTGTCCAGGTCAATCGGTTTTCCGAATTATGCCTGAGACTCACTCCAGGAGATACGACCTGTAACCGTGAAGGGCGAGGTGTTAGACACACCCGTAAGGTCCACAGGTTCAGCAACCACAGTGAGGAGGTCAGGTCCGTTCGGGAAGATACCGTCACCACCAAGGATGGAGTTACCCATTTCAATGATGGAGCTAATATCGTAAGAGATAGAACCTGTACCACGCTTACCAGTAGCGTCAATAGCACCACCAGCAGCACGGAAGGAGAAGATCTCAAGACCGCCAGCGTAGGTGTCGTCCACCGTGTGCTTAATCAGCTGAGACAGTGACGGAGGTGCCACGTCCAGGTAAGAGTCAGTAGACAGCGACGGGTTCAGGATCAGTTTGATCTCGCACTCGTGCGTGTTCACAACGTCAAGAGAGTTGAGCTGCAACTGCATTCGGTTGATGATCTCACGTTCACCCAGTGCACCAGACAGGGAGGAGTCCACAGAAGGCGACAGGCGAATAGACACCAGCGGAATCTGCGAAGGCACCACGTTGTCAGTACCAGAAACAGCACCAACCGAGAAGGTAGTGGAGCTAGGAACAGCAGGGTTACCCAGAGCACTATTAATGATATTAGTACCTCTGTTGTACTGGAATGTAGTGTTACCATCTTCGTCAATGTACTGGAAGTCCACTTCCAAGTTAGAACCAGAAGTTCTGGAACGATAGATAGCGCGACCATCCACGAAGTAACCGTTAGCAACGCTAGACTGATACACGGTAGTACCCTGTGTCAGCTTACTAGCTTCTGAAGTCGGGAAGAACGTTCTGATGTAGAAACGCATATTACGCGACCAACCCTCACCAACTTGATACTGCGATCTAATGACCGAGTTTTGGTTAGTTGTTGAGTTCTGTGCAATTTGGTTGGTAAACTTCAGCAGGTTACCAGATGCAGTAAACAGGTACGCTTTGTCACTGTCGAATCTACCATCGGTGATAACAGAAGTACCCCAGTGGAACAGAGAAGGAATGAAGGTAGGAATACCAACGTTCTCGATCTCATAACGTGCAGGCAGGTTACCAGATCTGAAGTATGCCTCGGTCAAGCGGTTGTTGTGCTTAAACTCGTGGATGTACTTAACGTGACCTGACTGATCCTTAAATCCGAAGCGGATCTTACCAGCACCATACCAGGAGTAGTCCATATACGCCATCTGAATCTTGGTGATATCCAAGATGAAACCAGACGGACCAGAACCATCACACTTATCAACACTCCAGTCGTTCTGAGGAACTTTGGTGTCGATTGTCTTCGTCAGAATGATGTTAGCAGCAGTGATGCCCTTGTACTGAGGCTGAATGATGATTTGGTTATCGTTAACAACACGGATGACCTTGTGGGACTGACCGCGAATAGCGACATAATCATTCTTAGACAGCTGTGACAAGAAGGCAGTGTCATCACCCTCAACCACGTTAGAACCCTTAGCCACGGAGACGCGACCTGTGAGCTGTGTGGTAGAAGAACGACGGACACAGTTCAGAACCTGACCATCATACTCGAAGAACATACCGTTCTGGAAGTCGTACATACCGCAGCGAACGTTGGAGTTCACCCAGTTGAGCACGTGGTATCCAAGGAAACCACCAGCAGCAGAAGAAGTAGGTTCTGCCTCAAGCAGGTATGTAAAGGTAAACTCGTCAACCACGGTAGCGACAGTAGCGCCAACGTTGTAAGAGTTATCTGTAGCATCCACGAAGAGAATGTTGGTATCAGTTTCCAAGTTGTGAGGAAGCTTGGTTTCAACAATCACTCTATGATATGTCACACCATCGACATAAGGCGAGTAGTATGCACGGATAGCAGGTTGCTTCGGACAGAAGTTGATAGCGAGCGAACACTGGATACCTTTACCTGACTGGTAACGGAAGTATCTACGTGTCTGTCTACAAATCTGACCATCAGGAGACTTACTAGTACCGATCTCCATACCACCGTCAAACGGTCTATGCAGGAAGAATCCATCGGGACGCACATAAATCGCGGTATCGATGAAGTACTCAGTTTCGCCAGAAGAGTTACCAGCACCTGTAGTAAACGTCGAAGCGTCTGTCATCAGAAGCTCAGTATCATCTTTGATAGCAGCAATTGTTGTGCTAACAATAGTGAACTTACCAGTGCTGTTATTATCAACATAGCGGAACGGATCGCCCACTTTGAAGTAACGAGTGAAGTTGGTGTCAGTACCGACAGCGATACGTGAACCAGTTTGCAGTGCGATAGTACCACTACCGATCACGCGACCGTCCATATTAGTATGGATCAGTTTTTGCAGAGGAGTCTGCGAACCGCCAGATGTCAACGTAACGTTAGTACCCGACTCAGCACCTGCAGCTGTTTCCGCAAGCTTAACGTGATCTTGGTCAACCACAATGATGAAATAGTCACGGTTATCAACCAGACCACCAATGGTTGTACCACCAGCATCCTGATAGATCACACGCTGACCAGTCTTCATAAAGTGATTTTCGATGAACAGAGTACTGTCAACAATATCGACAACACCGCTGCTAGTTGTCTCACGTGCATCAAACGTCTTCGTAGAAGGAACGATCTGGAACGGAACGTCAATAACGAGTTCCTTGTCAGACTTAACTTCATCCACGCTATAAGCACCATCAGTGGCACCAAACGCAGCTGTCTGGTTCTCGAACACTTGAACGCCAGCACCGCCTGTGTTGAGGTTTTGCTGCTGTCCAGGATAGGTGTACGAAGGACTATTACCAAGAACGAATCTGTCGTTAGAAATAACCTTAACGTAGTACTGAGTATTAGGTGTTAGGTTACCAATAGCGGTGCCTGCAGTCGTGTAGAACAGACGCTCACCGTTAGACAGGTTATGGTTCTGGTAGTAGATCGAGTCACGTGTCGGGTTACCGAAGATACCAGTCATACCATAGGTACCAATGG